ATCTAGTACCTCAACTTTAGCTAAGGTTTCTAGAAAATCTGCCCCGTAACTTTTCACGGCTTCCCCGCTTGTGCGTAAACACTCCCAAGCAAGCCAATAAACGTCACTCTGTTTTTCATCATCTCTAAAGGCTTTGTGAAAACCTTTTTTAGCATACAGCTCAAAGGCGTACTCAATACGGGGCGTAATCTTATGCTCGGTTACGCTGCCGTCTGCCCTTGTTATTTTAAGTTTTGCCATTGTTGCCCCTTTGTTTTAGTTATGGTGTGGTGTCTACTACGATAGGTGAGTTACAAGTAAATGTAAGGCTCTGGCTACTAATATCCCCAACAGCGCCGTTAATATCTGTTGTATTGTTTACCAAAATTGTAGTTTGATATTCTGGGTTCGTTGTAGATATAGCGGCGCTAGTTTGCTTAAGTGTTAGCGCTACAGTAGTACCCCACGCAGCTTGCAACGCGGCGCGTACTGCACCTGAACCGCTCGCTGCATTATCATTTAGAAAATCAAGCGTAATAGTGCTTGCCTCTAAACCTTTGACGAACTTGTGAGCTGTATCCAATTTGTTACTACCTTTCGGCGGGTAAAACATTTCTGTTTACCTCTGCATCTTTACCATTGATGCAGTTCAGACTATATCTTCACCCTATTTCTAGGGGTTGCGCGTGTAGTCGTTACGGACTCTCTGCCTAAGCAGGTTGCCTCGGTATTAACCGTTTTCTTGGCGGCCTTCACCGATATAGCGCAATTCACGTTATTTGCTTACGCAATAACCGGGCAATATGACTTACCCATAGCTGTTACTTCAAGTTCATCAAATGAGCGGTTAATAGTTGCGCTAGTAACGTGGTCTGATAAGTCCACGCTATTAAGCGTTACTACTACGCCATTAGATAAAAATATGGCCATTTGTTATTCCTCTTTCTGTAGTGTCGGTGTTTCTGTGGGTGTTTCTTTTTGTTTTTTTGTTTCTTTAACCTCTATAGGCAATTCTTGGCCTATTTTGATTAAAAACTTTTTATCTTCGTCTGTAAGTGCCATTTTAGCTCCAGCTCGTTAGTACGGATATTTGCAAATCACTTGTAAGTAAGTCACCGCTTGGCAGCGTTAAAACGCTAGGTGCAGTTACAGCGGTAACGTTAAATACAATACTGCTAGCGGCCAATTTATTAAACACGGCTACTATCGTATCTTCTATGCCTTGTAGGTTGCCTTCATTAGAAAACATAGGCACGGTCATAATAATTTTAAAATTAGCCATAGGCGCTATAGTTGCCTGTTTATTATTGCTAGGCGTAAGGTACGGGTCTGCCGGGGCTACTACTACGCTATTAGCAACTATGGTACTTGGCGGGTAGCTAAAGGTACTCCAAACAGCGTTATTAGCTAAGGCAGCGGCTATAGTACTGCGTAGTGTAGTTATGGCGGCTGTAGGCATTATCCCACCATAGCGTTAGGTGAAAGATACGGGGCTAGTAAGCCGCGTATAGATGCCATTAAAGTATTACTCATCTTAAAAGGGCTAGGGCTGTAACCGTCTACGCTTACGCCGCCGGCTTGTGTGCTGAAACGGCTAGTCCAGATATTCTCAGCTAGCATAAGTGCAGCTGCGTTTATAGCAGGCGTGTTAGCGTAGCTAGCGGTCTTTGTATCTTCACCCGTCATAGTGCCGCTAGGTACTACGCGCCTAAAGTTTTGGTCACTCGCTGTTTTTGCATATTGTATAAAGCTATAACCCTGTGGGTATTGGTAATAATTAAGCTGTAAATTAAAAGCTGGTAAAAGGCTAGTGCTACCAGAACTAAAAGGCAGCGTGCTAGTAATTGTGTAGCTGCCGTTAAAAGTAGCGCCAGCCCCGGCTACTGTGACGGTTTGGCCAGTAGTAAATAGGCCGGGGTTGGCTATCATCACGGTAGCTACGTTATTTACTAACGCAGTTCCCACCACCGGTGCAGAGTCAAACCATAGAAAACCATTTATTAAATCTTGCGCCGTCTGGCAGGTGTCCTCTATCCAAGTGTAAGAGTCGTACAAAGTGCCTACGCCTAATGATGCTTTAAGTGTTGCAGCTGTTACATAAGTAGCCGGCATATTTGTACCTTTCTTTGTAGGTCTGGTAGAGCCAAAGGGCTAAGGCCCTACCAGACTATTAGTTATTTATTAAGCGATATTTAGGCGGCAGATACCGTAAGGTATCTTGGCAATAGTTGCCATAAAGCCGTAAATAGCTACTTGTACCTGTAGGTTTGATACTACGTTTACGCTCATGTAAGCCTGTGGGCTTTCATAAACAGTAAATGCCTCTGGCGCAAGAATAAATGCTGAGTTATCAGCTACGCCAGCGGTCATAAATCTATCTACATAAAGGTCTAGACCTAATACGTTACCGCGTACAGAGTTATTAGCTACCTGTCCAGCTGCGTTAGCAAGTGCTGCCGCGTTTGGCTGGTAAGCGTTGAAAATTGGGCGGCCTGTGGTATCTACTGCACCTAGTAGTAGGTTATAAATACCTGTGCTGCCTACAAAGTTCTGTGCAAAGTAGCCGCTGTTTTTGTAGACGTTAGCTGTACTTTCAGCGGTATAAGAAATCAAACCTGCCGCTGTAGCCGCTACGCCTGTGCTAGTAAAGCCTGTTGCGTTAATTGCAGTAATTACCGCTTGGTCTGTTGCGTTCATATACGCATTTTGTAATTGTTGTGTTAACTCAGCAAAAAAGCCCGGATTATCTGTGCGCTCTAGCAACTCAACACTAAGGGTATTCATACCTGAATACTTATTTACAGTACCGGTTAAATACTGGGTTACCATACCTGTATTGGCTACAGCCCCGGCCTCAGCTTCAACGGTTACTACAGGTGCTACACCTGAAAGGCCGCCCTCTGAGTCTACAAGTGCAGGCACGTTAATTGTGTTGCCCTTAGGTGGCAAAACTCCACGGCTGCAAGCATCTATAGCGCTGCGTGGAAAACGTGTGTTTGTAATAAACTCTGTTAGATACTGCGTTGGATTAAATGCAGGGTTTGTAGTCCAGCTATCATCTGCAGCTGTTACATATAGCTTTGACTCATCATTACCTAGAGCAGCTTTGATTTTATGCTCTGTGTATGCGCCCATAGATGTAATCGGTGTGCGTACTCTTTGTGAGTTAAGCGCACTTGGCTTAATAATTCTGCGCGCGGCTTCTACTGGTTCAGTAGCGCCCGCGGCCTCATCATCTTTATAGCTAACGCTCTTTAGCGTTACTGTTGCACCGTCTGGCAAAAATGTTGCCTCTGATGCCATTTCTTCCGGGGCTTTGTCCACGGTTTCACCTTTCGTTTCTGTTGGTTGGTTATCTACTGCGTTTTGATTAGCAGCAATTTTTAACACGGCAGCGCTTGGAAATGCAGCGCTCTCTACTAGAGATACCTCTTTTAAGGTAGCAGCCGTAACTAGCAGATAATCTTTTTCTTGGCGTGAGTCCTCTACCTCTACACCTACACTCAGCCCGTCCATTAACTGTTCTTGTGCAAGTAAAATTGCATCACTACCGCGCGTGCTAGCGCTTACCTTAAAGCTGGCATATAACCCGGTCTTATTACTGGTAACGCTTTGCATACGTCCTACCGGCTTGCTGTTATCGTGTTGCATTAAAAGTTTTACCTTGCTTGGCTCTGGCACGGTTATAGAGTTTTCTGCAAAAACTACGCGCCCGGCGCTTGTGTTACCTACTTCTCCATACGGTGCAATTTTGCCGCTAATCGTGCGCCTATCGCCGTTATCTACTGCCTCTATGTTGCCGCTAAACGTTAATAGCATTTGTGGGCCTCTCTGTTAGTCCATTAGGGCTTAGCTGTTCCATACTTTGTGCCTGCTCTACATCTATAAGACCTAGCGTTAGCATTTTTTCTATAGCTTCCAAACGCGCTAAAGTATCAGCGCGTAAAAATGTTGTATCTAACGCAAAACGCACCTGATTACCTCGGCGGGTTACGTCGTCCATACTAAGCCTGTTTTCAATAGCGCTTATAAACGGCTGTAATGAGTAAGCTACAAACTCTTTGCGCCCGTCTATGATATTTTGGTAAGTCATTGAGTTATTCATATCCGCGCTTATGTAATATGCCGGTACGTTCATTAAACGTGCTATTTCTGTTGCTAAATACTGTGATGCCTCGTTATACATCATTTCTTTAGGTGAGTAGCCCACGGTTTGATAATCTAACGTGCTAGTTAAGTAAGCCGTACTGCGTGATGCACGCGCTGCCTTCCAACTAGCTAACAGCCCTTGTATTTGTGCCTCTGGTAAATCTGCCCCACTATTCTTAATAAAACCTGTTGCCATAGGTGTAGCAGCTGCAACGCTTGCTGCTTTTTGTATGTCTAACGCGGCTTGAATTGTGCGCCCGCCTGTTTCTAATACGCCGGGTAATAAACTTTGAAAAGTTACTAAAGACCCTACGCCGCTATCCGGTACGCGTATGCCATTTATTGAGTAGTAATCAACTTCATCACCATAATTATCTGTAGTTACTGTAACGCGTGTATTAGCTACCCACTCAAACCCGCTAGGTCTGCCGTCATCTTCATACAAAGACGTTACACGCCAATACGCCACCCCGTACATTAATAAACTGTCCACGGTGTAACTTATGGTAACGCTGCGTGGCTGTCTTATGTCCGGTTGGTCTAACCAAACAGGGTTTTGTAATTTACGGCCTGTACTTTTTTGTATTAGCTCTAAATCTATACTTGCAATTACTCCACATATTAAGTTACGGCATCTACTTACCGCGGGTACTTGCAAAGCTACGTTTCTATCTATAAACGGTACGCCGCTTGTATTGTATAAACCGCCAAACGTGTAAACACCCGCGCCGTAAGTTTGAGCCATAATAGGCGGCGATAATTGCGCCTCTATGTCTTTTTTACGCAAGCCTAAAGTTTGCAGTAATCCCATTGGGGCATTATTGCCTAAAAGTCAAGTATAGGTTTACAGTTTGGGTTTGGGCGTGTCTAGGCGTATACCTTTGCCTCTGCTACAGGTTGCGCCAATATATGTATAACCATAGCTAGCCCTATAGGTATATCTACAGGCCCGGCAGACTTACGGCGCACGATACGCCAAGCATCGGGGGTCTGTTTAGCTGCGCAGTTAGCCATTTGTTGTATTAGCGCATCTTGCCCGCTATGGCGCAAACGGTCATTTACTAAAGCGTCGTACATATCGCTACAAGCGGTGTAAAAGGTCTGCCCCGATATATCCCGGGTCTGTACCCCTGCATTTTGTAGCCTTTGCGCGATACTGGCAGTAGTGTATTTGTCGTAGCAGACTAAACGCGGGTAATACAGGTCAGCCCACTTTTTAATAGAGGCTGCTACTAGAACCTCATCTACTGCTACCTGTGAGCTGTAGGTTTCTAGTACTGCTAGGCCTATCTTGCCATTAGGTAGCAGCTGGCCCATTACTAGGCTGGCATCTCGGCGGCTAGGGCTAACGTCAAAGGCAAAAACGGTAAGCGGCCCGGGGCTCATCTTTAGATTTATATCGCTGCTATCTTCAACAGAGCCAAACGGCCACGGGCTTTGTAAGCTGTCTATCCATTGGCTAAGGCTCTCTGTCCTAAATTGCTCTGTAGTCTGCACCGCTAGCGCTTCTTGCAAAGCTTCTTCCGTTATTAGTATGCCTAGCGCCGGGTTAGCAGCTGCCCACGCTTTACGGTCATCTAGGGCGCAAAATGCCGGGGCGCTATATTCGTAATATCCTAAAGAGGGCGGCGGGTTGCTCTGGCAGCGCGTGCGTAATTCGTTAAGGGTTTCACTAAAACCGTCTCCAGCGTTGCTACAAAATAGGCTCTGACTATTGGGCCTAGCACGGGTTACAGGTAGAGCAGCTGCAAAAGCCTCAGAGTCTATTTCTCTAAGCTCATCTATAAATAGAAAGTCAGCGCTAGCACCGCGCGCGCTATCGCGGGTAGCAGCTCTAACATCTAACCTAGCCCCGTTTTTTAAGATTATGGCTTCATTACCATTAGTGTAAAGTATTTTTTTAAGGTCTTTTTTTAGCTCGGGGCTATCTTCAATAGCATTAGCTACCTCTCTAAAGGTAGTAAGGGCCATAGACCTAGCAGAGCTTATTACTATGTGGTTACGCTCATTAAACAAAAACAAGCCCGCTAAAATACGCATACGCGCTAAATGAGTTTTACCGTTTTGTCTTGACGTAATCGCAAGGTTTGATTTACGGATAAACATTTTATTTTTATCTATTGTGAGCATATCGTCCAAAACAAAGCGCTGCCACGGTAAAAGCGGCAGGCCGATACGCTCGGCAAGCTCTGCAACTTCACCGCCCCTAGTAGGGCCAGATAACAAAACGTTATGTAAGCGTGGTTGCGCTAGCCCCCGGATAGGCTGTTTAGGTTTGGTACTCATTAGTCTAAAGGCTGTGCAGGCTGGCCCAAACAAGGCCCGCTTTGAGTCATTACAGCGGTTTTCGGGGATATATTGCCAGAAAAGACAGGGGGGGTAGCCGTCTTG